GGAGAACGGGTTGAGCCGCGACGCTAGGTCAATTGCGCCCCGCAAACTGTCGGTGATCCACGCCATGGGTCGGAGGGTAGGGGGAGTGGTGGGGTTGCTTTATACCCCTCAGCCCAGCAGGCCGGCGGTGGAGTGGCGGCGCTTCTGCAACGCCACAACCTCGAATGCTCGCGACGTGCTGTCCACGCGGTCGTCATGCTTTGCCGATGGAAACGCCTCCAGTTCGGAGAACCAAGCGTCGTTCCAATCTCCGCGCAGGACATCGACATTCCCGCCCTCGCACTGCGCCGAGAACGGGCCGAAGCGCGTAACCTTGTCGCCGGTTTCGGTGGACGACCGGACGGTATAGCCAGACAGCATCAGGGTCAGTGCCTTGACTTGGCTCTTGCCCGCCTGGCCAGGGTCTTGCGGCAGCGATATGATGGCGCCCTTCTCGTCCTGCGATGCGTTGTTGAGGATGAACGTCTCGACGCCGGCAGGCGTGGCCTGCACGGTGTTGTTGTGGACCACGATATAGCGCCCGTCCGGTGTTCGCCCAATCTTGGTGCGGCTCGTCGCGTCTGGGTTAGGGTTCTCCGGGGTAGGCGGCGTGGCGGCAAGGTCATAGCCCACGCCGAACACTGTGCCAGCAGGGACAGCATCGACAACGCGGCACCATGCCCGCTGGAAATACAACCCCGCTGCCGGCCTGATCTTCCAGTTGCCACCAAGCAGTCGCTCCCGTTCGACAAGGGGTAGGGCGAGCAGCGATGCCATGTAGCCGGGATCGGCGGCCATCAGCGCCTTGTTGTCGGTCAGCTTGGCCGGGATGAACGTCAGCGACTTCGCCGGGATCGGCACGCTTTGCCCGGCGTCGTTGAGCATGGTATATTGCTCAAGCTCGGCGGGATCGTCTGCCCATTTCAGGTCTTCGCCGACGCGCACGAACCACCGCAGTTTTCCGGCGCGCTCAGGGATCGGCAGGCCATTGTCCTGATCGATCCACCATGCAATGAGGGTGGCGACCCAGCTATCGGCGTCGGGGTTGCAGGTCGCGCGGATATATGGGCGCACGCCGCACATCGAGCGGTTGCGGCTTACCATATACCAGAACTGGACCGCGCTGAAATGCGTCAGCTCGTCAAAGCAGATGAGCGGGATCTGGCTGCCCTGCCAGTTGAACCGGGTCTTGTCGTGTTCGAGGTGGGCGAAGCTGACGGACGCGCCGGTCGGGAACGACCATGACAGCGTGTGTTCCTTGGGGTCGCCGCCGATCTGCGGATAGAGGACAGCGCTTTCGTCCCACAGGCCGCCTTCATTGCGAATCTGGACGGTGGAGCGGCGGAAGAAGACCGCGCCAAAGCCGGGATTGCTGACATGGCGCAGCGGCTCCATGAGCAGGCCCCATGTTTTTCCGCCGCCCGCGCCGCCGCCGTATATGGCGATATCTGCGGCCGATGAAAGGAACGATGTTTGCGGGCCGGGCTGGGGCTTGATCGTCTCCGGGCCGATCGCAGGCGTGATGGTCGTGTGGGCGTTCATCAGGAGGCTGGGCCATCCCTACCATTATCTGGCAGCGCGAAGATGGCGACGGCGGGTGCGACTGCGGGCAAGTCCTTGCCGTCCTTGCCCGTATGCTCGACCTTCTCACGAAGGTGTCCGTAGAGCTTGGCCAGCCCCATGGTGGCGCTCACTGCCGCCGCCGGCGTCGCGCACTGGCGTGCGAAGTCCCGGTCCTCCTTGAGCATCTTGGCGATTTCATCGACGCTCATGTCATGCCGTTCGGCGTGGTGGGCCTTCAATTCGGCCACCCTTACCGCGATCTTATCCTGATCGAGCAGTTGCGACGCCTTGACGTTGATCGTCGCGGACTTCATCCGCGCCGCATTATAGGCCTGCCGATACGCCTCCGACGCATTGCCCAACTCGACATAAAGCTGGCAGAATTTCTCCTGCTTCGGGGTCATCCCTTCCGCCTCCCAGCCAGATAATCCCGCCGCATCGCCTGCAACCGGTCCAGCCCGATCACCCGAACCCAGACCTGCGCGCGCTTGGCGCCCCAGATGCGGCTGACACGCGCCCAACCGCCTTCCAGAAACTTCGGAATGAAGTCCTCATCCACCGGGACCGGCACCGAAGTCGGCAACCGCTTTGCTCTGCTAGCCATTGGCTTGGTCCTCATCGATCACCCCCAGATTTGCGATATTGGCCTGCTCCATGAACAATTGCCGCGCTGCCTTTGTCCCACGGTTCCAGGCGCGGATGATGAGCGAGGAGAGGTGTGTGTCGATATCCTCGTCCTCGAAATTCTCGCCATGCTGGTAGCGCCACTGCGTCACGGCCTCGCGCAGGTCGGGAACCTTCCAGTGATCCCGCGATGCCTGATGGAGCATGGTCAATTGCTCGTCCTTCGGCAGCGACGCGACGATGGCATGGTGTTCGACCGTCAGGCTGGTGTCGCGCATATGCGCCGGGATCGCCGCGGCCTTGTGGATCAGCTTCAGCTTGGCCGGGCCGATGCCCAGATTGTCCGCGAGGAAGTCGAAGCCAGCTTGATCAAGGTGACCAGCAGCTTTGCCCTCAACCATCCAGTCAGCGATGGCCCAATCGACATCGCGGCGCTGGGCAGCGAGGGCGCGGCCGCGGCTGACCCAAGCATCGATCGGCGCGGCGGCAGGCTCGATCACAGAGATAGCGTTCATTGCGCCTCTCCCTTTTCGCCTGCGTTCCGTCGACCAAGCGCGAATGCAGCCAGCGCGAATTCTCCGATTAGCCAGAACAAGATCTGCGCGAACAACTCGATGCCGATCAGCACAGCCGGCCAGCACGGCACCAGCAGCAATGCCCAAGCCGGCAAATCGCCAATCGCGACCATGAAGTCTTTGATCGTCACAACCCCACCTCCCTCAAATCGACCCCACACCCGGTAAGCACGCGCTCCATGCGCTCGACGCGGTGCTGCGTTGGGGCGCGGGCGTATCGGCTGCCGGAGGCTTCCCAGCGCTTGGTGGTCAGCACTGACACCCCCATGGCCCTTGCCCATTCGTTGCGGGTCATGCCGGATGCCTGGCGGGCGGCGCGGGGGTTCATGGGCGGTCCCTGTGCGCTTGCTGGAAAATCTCGGCGAGATTCAGCGGGGGCGGGATCAGCCCGTCAACCATCTGGAGAAGTCGAAACCGCGCCTCATCCAAGCCGACATCGCGGCCAAAATCATGCTTTATCCATTCGTCGCCCACACGGACTTCGACCGACCGAACTGCGCGCGGCTCAGGCGCTGGCGTTACGAAAACAGCCATCACTTCCTCCCCTCAACCTTGGCGATCTCATCCCGAACGAGGGAGCCTGCGTCCCACTGGCCGGAGAGGATCGCGCGCTGGTGATACGGCTGCGCATACCGGGCCGCGACGTTCTCGCGGGCTTGCTGGAGGGTGGTGGGGGTCATCGATCCCACCTCCCCATGCCCATCTTGTCCCCACAGCCCCAGCAAGGCCGGGGGCGGTTCTGCCCGGTGTCGCGCTCGCGGGCGCCACAAAGGCAGGCGATTTCTTTGATGCGGGGTGCGGTCATGCGGCGTCCCTCTTGAGGATGCGATCCACCAGCGAACCGGTGTCAGCGCTGAGTTGCGATTGCGAGGTGCGGCGGGCGTCCGCTGCGTCCCGCACGGGCTTGTCGAAGAATGCGAGTGACCGGGGCGACGTGCGCAGATTGGCGCAGCGTTGGGTCACAGTCTGGCGGATCAGGTCGCGATCGGCACCTGCCCCAATCCAGCTTTCGATGGTCAGTCGGTTCTTGTCAGCAGCGCCATGATCGGGGAGCGGCACCCCGGCATCACGGCACAGGTCGGCGGTAAATTCGACCATGCTGAAATCGCCTTCGCGCGGAGAAGCGTTAGCTTCTGGTGAAGGTGATTGTGGCGGGCATTCTCCAAGCAATGCTTGTGGCATGCTCGGAGCATTGCTCTTGGCATCCTTCGGGCTATCCCCCCAGCGTGCTTGCGCAGCCTTCGAGGCCTTCTCGGATCGGCGGTCGGCGTTGGCCTTGGCCTTCACCAATTCGGCATCGATCCGCTTGTGGCGCCATTCGCCATCGACGGTCTGGAACAGCCGGGAAATGGCCGGACGGCACCGCTTCCACCCCTTGCTGTCCAGCTTAGTGATCTGCTGGAGGACCGCGTCATCATCCGGCGCCGGCCCGTTGCGCCAATAGTCGAGGATCAGCAGGAGATAGGCTCCGTGCTGCTCTGTCGTGAGGCGCTGGGTGTCGCCGAGATAATCGCCAATATAAAATGGCATCCAGGCAGAAGCTTCCTTGCTCACCCTCGTTCTCCCTTCAATCCGAGATCGCGGGCGGCACGATTAACGGCGTTTTTTGCGTCGATTACGGAGCAGGCAAACCATTCACCTCGTCCAATCCAGAAGGATGAAAGTCGCTCATGCGCCGCCGTTTCGATATCCATTGCCTTGAACTCGCACCGCGCTCGTACAGAATGAAGAAGAGCCAAGTCGCGGCCCGATTGCCGTCTCAGGTTAGAAAGGCGCTTGGAGAGGTTGGCGGCGTATCCCACCTTTACGCTCGGCGGACCGAAGCTTTCTCCGATCACATAGATGTAAGTGGCGCGACACTTATCTCCGCAATACATGCAGCTCATTGCATCGCACCCCGCACAGCCTGATAGGCGCCGAAGAACCGACCCGTGGCGGTGCCGCTGGGACCGTTGCGGCGCTTGGCGACGATGAAGTCGATCTGACCCTCGCAGCGCTCCAGCGCGGCCGACCAGTCGATGAACTTCGGGTCCGTCTCGGGCGGCTTGCCATGGCGCAGATAATATTCGTCGCGGTAGAGGAAGACGACGGCATCGGCGTCCTGCTCGATCTGTCCGCTGTCGCGCAGGTCGGAGAGCATCGGGCGCTTGTCGGGCCGGCTCTCGACGCTGCGGTTGAGCTGGGCGAGCGCGAGAACACCAACATCATATTGCTTGGCGATCGCCTTCAGCCCGCGCGACACCTCAGACACGGCCAGGTTCATGTTGTCGGTGCGGAAATCGGGTCGGAGAAGCTGGAGATAGTCGACCATGACCAGTTCTAGCTTTTGGCCGGCGGCCTCCATGCGGCGCTTGTAACGGCGCACCAGCATGTTGAGGCGGCCGATCGTCAGCGATGAAGCGTCGATCAGGTTCAGCGGCAGGTCGCGGAACACGCGCCCGGCCTCATAGACGCGGCGCTTGGCATTGTCGGAGGTGAACCGACCGTCGCGGATCGCCTCATAGGGGATGCCGGCGCGGCCATCGAAAATCACGTCGCTGGTGGCGCGCTGCATCAGTTCGAGCCGGTTCATTTCCAGGCTGACGAACAGGACGCCATGGCCGGCGGCGGCAGCGCCCAGCGCATAGGACAGCGCGGCGCTGGTCTTGCCCATGCCGGGGCGTCCGGCGAGAATATCGAGGTGGTGCGGCTTGATCGGGCCAAGCACCTGATCGAGGCAATCGATCTGGCCGCCGCTGGTCACGCCATAGGCCTGCTCGGCATAGGCTGCGAGCATTTCATCGAACGCCTTGGCTGCGCTGACCTGCACGACGCCATCGCTATGGTCGGATATGCTGGACAGGGCAGCATCCGCGGCGCCGACCACTTCCTCATTCGTGGCGTCCATATCGGCGGCGAGCATGGCGGCCTGCGTCAGCCCGTCGATCAGCTTGCGGCGCTTGGCCATGTCGATCACCTGCTGGACGCAGGTTTCGAGCATCAGGACGGCGCCGGTGCTGGCGGTCAGGTTGGCGAGATAGCCGATGCCGCCGAGCTCAACGAGGGCCGGATCGTCATGCAGATAGGGCTTGAGCGTCACCGGGTTCGCGGCCCGGCCCAACGCGGCTTCTTTGACGATCGCGGAATAGATGCGGCCGAACAGGGTTTCGGAGAAGTCGTCCGCACTCAGGCGGTCAGCGACGCGATCGATCAGCTTGTTCTCGATCATCAGCGCGCCAACGATGGTGGCCTCGCTCTCGACGTTCTTCACCGCTTCGATTTTCTGGCTCTCGATCACGCAGCATTCTCCGAAGCGAGGAAAGCCTTCTGCCAACGGGCATGGGCGCGCGCGGCGGCCTGCATGTGGCGGACATTGGACAGTAGTGATGCGTCTTCCTGGGTGGCGCGGATCAGGGCCGCATATTCCTCCCACAGGTGGGCGACATCGATCTGGGTGTTGATGCGGACGACGTTGCTCACTCGAACACCTCGCGATCCCACCCGCCGCCAGCCTTCTTGGCCAGCGCGCGGACAGCGATGAAGCGGAACGGATATTGCTCGGCGGCGACCTTGATCTTCACGCGGGCGTCGTCGGTCCAAAAGCCTTTGACCTCATGCGCTTCGATCTGCCCGTCGCGGAGCATCACGGCATAGTCGGGGGTGTAGAAGGTGTTGTCCGCCAGGCGCAGTTTCAGGCCCTCGAAGCGATACCACGCGATGTCGCCGGCCAGCAGGGCAGGGCGCAGAACGTTGGCCTCGTAGGAGGCTTCCGTCTTGTTCTGCGCGCCCACCTTGAGGCGGCCGAGGGCCTGAACGCGGCGGATCATCAGAAGTCGAAGCTCGACTGCATGCCGAGCGCGGTCAGGTAGGTATGGAGGGTCGCCTCCAGTTCCTGCCGATCGTGCGGCTGCATCTTGCGGATGCGGATGACCTGGCGGATGATCTTCGGGTCAAAGCCGGTCGCCTTGGCCTCCAGCATCACATCCTTCTGATCGTCCGCGATGCCCTTCTTCTCTTCTTCCAGCCGCTCCCAGCGCTCGATGAGCAAGCGTAACTGGTCAGCGGCGATATTGCCTTCGGACACGATTATTTTCCTTCCGGGTTGAGAATGGGCAGGGGCGGCAGGCAAAGCTGCTCGCGCATCAGGCGGGCACGGGCCTTGACGGCTTCGCGGTGCTGGTGGTGGCCGATCAGGGCCAACTCACGGGCGGGGTTCGGCGCGGCTCGGCGCGCGAAGATGCGGCGCCAGTTCATTGCCGCTCCTCCCGCAAGGCCGCACGCTGAGCGTGGCGATGGGCAATGCGATCCCAGCGGTCACGCGGGTTGGCCGCAGCCTTCGCCTTCCGCACAGCCTCAGCCAGCGCGGCTTCCTGGGGGCCGGTCATGCCGCATCCCCATGGCTGGAAACCGGCAGCACCGTGGCGATCAGCATGTCAGCAGCCTCACGCACAGCGGGGCGCTCGACATGATCGATCCGACCATCGGCAGCAGCGGTGGCGATCACCGACAAGTGCTGCATGGCGGCGGCCGTCATCACCATGGGGCAGGCGTCTTCCGCCTCGTCCAGCGGTCGGGCCGCATAACCGATGTTTGCCAGGATCGCGTTGACGGCTTCGGTTCCCAGCACAGTCGCGATGCTCAGGGCGGTGGAAAGCGAAGGCTCGCGCACCTCGCCGTCATCCATCACCATGTAGCTGCGGA